TGTCTAATCTTTGATAACTGAATTTCTTGTCTTACCGTTAAGTAATTCTGCAATTCAGGACTCAATTTTGCGACATCAAACTCTTTGCCATCAATCATTACTGTATTCATAATTATCTCCTATTATACTATTTATACTATTTATAAAGCGTTATTGAACATAGGCTCTAAAAATAACTCTTTCGCCTGATTCGTATTTAAATGGTGTCCTTCTATGCAATAGTGTAAAGTTATTTGCAATAACTAATCTGTTTGTTTTCCATTTTACTTCCTGTATCTCATTTGACAGGACTGCATTTTCTAATTCTCTATATATATCATCATCAAGATTGGCCATTTCATTCCAACGAGTAAAGTATCCTTGTTTGTCTTTACCTATAATTTCTTTTTCACCTTTATATATTCTTCTTAAATATAGTCTTTGGTCTAGTTTAGTGTCGAACTTATAAAATCTACCTTCATTAATAGGTTTTTTAAAATTGAAAGTACATTTAAGACCCTCATATTTTTTACCCAATTCATCTGAAATCCTAGATGAAATATATTGAGTAGTCGGACATTTATCAGAAGCTATCTTACACCATAATGCTTGATAGTTTGGTTGATTTTTAGTTTGTAGACCATCTTGGTGCCATAACTGATTTGGTATGTCGTTAGTTTCTTTAGAAGTTATTTCCGGCAAATCAATCATATCTTTGACCGTACCATACTTTTGCATATATTGTTTAGCAATATCTAAACTTTTTATGTTATCTATGATTTCAATATCTCGCATATTTCTTGTTGAACTCCGTTAACATCATGTTTACCTTCAAGTTGATTATAAGACCAACCTTCTGGTAAATATTGTTTTGCATATTCTATTGTTAATGCCATTGTTTTACCTGGTCGTTTATACAATTCTGTAGACCAAAATAGTTTAGTATATCCTAGTTTATCTGCAATTTTTATTTGATAAGGCGCCAGATACTTCCAAGGATATCTCACTCTTTCACTTCTTACTTTATATTGTCTATATTCTGGTGTAATATAACATCTACTATTTACTCTAGCAGTGTCATCTTTCCACTTTTGTAATCCACTAAACCCTACTAACTGACCGTCATCATATAATAAACAAAAACAAATCATCTGATTTAACTTTAATTGTTTCAAGGTGTAGTTAACTTTTAATTTATCATTACCTTTAGCAATATCATCTATTAACCATTCGGGTGGTTTGCCTTCAATTATTTTAAACATCTTTCAATTATCCATCCTGAAATATCATACTCACTTAATTTTATTTTATTAGGATTTTTATGATGAATATTATGGTGACCTTCACCAGCAGACAATAAGTTAATAAAATAATTTGTTACCGGTTTTTTATTCTTATGTCCTAACGCATTGAATAACCCATAACTAATAAAACCTAATACTAAAGGTGATAATACAAATATAAAAAATATTTGAAAACTAATTAGTAATGTAACTACTGCCGTGGCAATATGTAATTTTAACCAATGATTATGAAAGAACATTATTCTAGGATTTTTATATAAATCTCTCACATAAGGCCTATCTATTTTTTTAACTTGCCAATTATTTAAAAGAACATTCCAAAAACCTTTGTGTGCTGGTGAGTGTGGGTCATTATTCGTATCTGAATATCTATGATGAATTCTATGAGCGCCAATCCAACCTAATGGTGACCTAGAGAACGCTAACATTGACAAAAACAATGAAACAGTTTCAAATACTTTTGTTGTTTTAAATTGTCTGTGTGCAAAGTATCTATGTAGACCAATAGACAGCCCAAATATAGCAATCAATTGATACCATAAAAAACCTAGTATCAGCATAATAAAAGTTGACATTTAACCCTCTTGGGTTTCTATTACTATATTATTAGTTTCACAATACGATTTTCTCAATTCTCTACTAGTGAATGATACATCTTCATCTAAAAACCCACTAAGTGTGGCTTGGTCTTTAAATACAAATGTCATAGTTTTCTCTAAACCATTTTCAGACAATTCATTTAGATTGTAACTCTCAATGTTACCTGAAGTTTTTAACTCATCCAATCGAGTAACAATATCATCTCCTGGTGTGAAAAAATCAACATCAGAATCAGGTCTCGTTTGTTTTACTTTTGTTTCTATACTCATATGTCTATTTATACTCCTTTAACAAATAGTTTTTCATCAACAATCTCCTTTATAGGTTTGCCAAAATACTCGTTTTTGTTATATGTGTCACTATGTTTATCATATTTTAACCAAGGTGTTACGCCTACGATTACATTTATACGAGGTTCTTTTGTTGTGACCTTTCTGACTATTGTAGGTCGGTGTCGTATTTTAGTATTCCAAAGATACGCATTACCTGTTTCTAGTGTATATGTTTTATTATTATATTGCATAACATATTCATCACTTGTTTGTAATGGTATGTTTATCCTTAATAATTGACTTGTTGGTTCATCTACATGCCAACCTCTATCGTCATTTGGTTCTTCATCATATCCAAATATAAAACCTACTCGACTTCTACAAACATGAAAATTAAATCTATCTAAAAAGAATCCTAAGTGTTTATCAATAAGTTTATCTCTTTTTCTAAATCCAAATGTATCATAATAAGTGTCTTTAATTTGTGTGTGGTCACCAATACCCTTTTGTTGACTATAAACTTGACTTAACATTTTTGACCCAAAAACTTGATGATGTATATTTTCAGTCTTATCAACAAATGTAGGATTGTGTGTTAAACCAAATCCTTTATATGTTTCGTTAGTGCCGTGTTTTGTTCGCCAACCTTGTAAGTCTATTTCATTTGTTATTTGATTAACACCATTTAATATTTCTTCAGCTGTTGGTAGACCTAATTCTTCTAGTGTAAATTCAGTCCATCCAAAGTCTTGTTGTATGTCATCATAACCCTCAAAATAACTTTTTACTTTATTTAGAACAATCATACTATGACTATTCTATGCATAAGTCTTTTGTCCATATGTTCAAATTCATGTCTTTTGTGAATTGTTAACCATTGTTCACTCACAACTAAATCGCCATCTTCCCAATGGTGGTCATATCTGTACTTATCTTGTAAGATATGATTTTTTAGATGTTCAAAAAGGTCGTCTGGAAACCCACCTAAAATTTGATTAAAGGGAAAATATAATCCTGTTTGACCCGCTTCATTAGTTTGAACTAAATCCCATTCTAATTCTGTATTATGATGGTCTTTAAAAAATTCATCTATTGTATAATTGCCAGATTTAAAACCACATGTAAACTTTACTTCCCTACATCTGGATTTTGTACCTTCGTCTAAATCATTGTAAGCAGCTCTATTATCAATCCAAGATGTAACAGAACCTTTACTACCTTCTACAGCATAAATCCAAACAATACTTGCTCTATTAGCATTACTAGGTTTGTTAGCATGCCAGTCCAAGGTCTCTTTTGTTCCAAATAATGCACCGTGTGTAACATTGGATATTCCGTCTAAAGGACCTTTAAATGCGGATTGTTGTTTGTGTTCTCGTTCAGTAACAGGTTTCTTTACTTCTCCTAAAGATTCTGCTAACTGTATTTCTTTTTCTGGAGATATTTGGCCTAATTTTTCTATACATATTAAATCAGTAAAAACTTTTTTTCTAGTTATATTCATAAAATCACCTCTGTCCTTATTTATATAAATACCTATATGAGTATAAAAGACCTATTTAAAAAACGATATCAGGTCAGAAAATATGACCCCGATAAAATACCAGATAAAAAATTAATCGAAGAATTAATCAATGATACTTTTGATGTGGTAGCTTCAAAGCAAAGTCTGGTTCCTTATAAAATACATATATTAGGACCTGAACAAACTTATTACAAAAAGAAACTATATGAACTATCATCTGGTCTTGGAGGGGGTAAACAAAATTTCAATATTTTGGCACCATATGTTTTATTATTTACCTTTAGACATATTACTAATCCAAGTCCATCTGTTGTTAAAAAAATAGCTAGAGGTGACAAATATCCAAGTTGTGATATTGAAAAATATAAAGGTCAAAAAAGTCAAGTCGGTATAGAAATAGGTATGTTTTCAAAAATTCTTACTGCTCTATGTTTAGAAAAAGAACTGCATGTTTCTTACCTTTTATGTTTTCCAACATTTAGACCAGAAAAAGAAGGTTGGCAAAAGATAAACTTTTTAAAAGACCCTTTGTTGTTTAGTATGCAAATAGGACATAAGTTAAACAATAGATACAAAAAACCAATAGACGAACATAAACCCAAAAAGAGTGATGTAATTAACTGGATATAAAATGAATATAGTATGTACAGGTAAACCTGGTGATGGATTATTAAGATATAGTTATGAACATTGTTGTTACTTAAATAACATAGGTATAAAATGTCGTGTTATCATTGTACCTCATCCTGATTTTACAAAAGAAGATTATACAAAATCTCTTAAAGACCAATATAAGACTTATGAAAATGTGGTGTTTGACGATTATACGCCAACCTCTAGTGAAATAACATTTGTTCTAGGTAGAAGTATGATTACTTTACCATACCTAGATAGACACAAATATACAAAAAACCAACTTTTAACTCTACACCTATTATTCAAAAATAATATAGTAGCAGTTTATTCAGAAAACCATCCTAAAGATTACCCGTTAGCATTAGAGTATTTTAAACCTAAAAAGGTTTATGACTTATGTGACCATGATGTTTATCCAAATGGTGTCGGCATACAGTACGAAAAGATAATTAACTTTGGAGCATATAAACATATCAAAGATGAGATACGACATAAGCATTTATTCTTAGGTACAAATGAAATATATTACAAAGAGATTGAAAAACATATTGACAAATATCCAGACCACGGTATTGTAACTTATAATGCAAAATGGATTAATCCTAAACTAAACAATCTATTTGCACCTATTGAAAATATATTAGGTAAGTTTGAAACTTATGTATATACAAAACCTAATTTTGACCCAGCGCCTAGATTATTTGTAGAGTTTAAATGGCTAGGTAAAAATGTAGAGTATTTAAGAGATAAGAACATGCAAGATGGTGGACCTGTGTATTGGAACCGACCAACACCTACGGACCAGATATATAAAAACAACCTAAATATACTTGTGAAGTTAATTGGAGATATAAATGAGAAGTCTTGATTTTTTTAAACGAAGAGGTATGAACATTGATATCGGTTTTAGATGTGCCTTAGAATGTCCTAGGTGTGCCAGATGGCGACACTATAGAAAATACGGTAACAAAGTGCCTGGTTATGATATCACCATGAAAGAATATTTGAAAGTTGTAGACTGGTGTTATAAACACATTAATTTTAGTGGTCAATATTCAGACCCAATTCATCACCCATTATTAATAGATTTCTTAAAAGTTAATTATGAAAGAAATATTGAAACGAGTGTACATAATGCCTCATCTGCTAAGTCTAAAGAATGGTATATAAAAGCATTCAAAGCAAATCCTAATGCACGGTGGATATTTGGTATAGATGGTATGCCTGAAGAAAGTCACATATACAGAATAAATCAAAAAGGCCAAAAATTATATGACATTATGTTAGAAGCTAAAAAACATTTGAATAGAACTCCAGTATGGCAATATATAATTTTTAGTTACAATGAACACAATTTAGATAAAGCTATGGAGAAAGCTAAAAAAGACGGTGTTGTTTTTATGTATTTGCAATCATCAAGATGGGATTCAGATGATGATGAATTAATGCCAAAGAATAAAAAATATAAAATGAGTAAAAAATAATGAGCCAAGAAATAAAACTTGAAAAGATAAAACTAAAACCAAAGTGTTTAACAGGTGAAATGCAGTTAGCCTATACAAATAGAGGTCATTTAATACCTTGTTGTTATTGCGACACTCAAAAAACTATGGCGGATCCTGAATTTAAAAAACTATTAGCTGTAAGTAAAGTTAGTGAGGTTAATGATATTGAAGAAATTATTTACTCTAAAGAGTGGATGGATTTTGAAGAAAATTTAAGAAATGATAAAGGACCTTGGGCATGTATAAACACATGTCAAGTAAGACCAGATGAAGAAGATATAGTGAGAAAAGAAACTTATATTACACCAGATGATAGTAAAACTAACCATGTCAAAAAAGTCTAAAATATTATTAGTAAGTGGATGTAGCAACACAGATGAAAATTTTTATAGTGAAATTCATCCAGACTTAGACACATCTTGGCCAAAATGGCCAGAATTACTAGCAAAAAAACTAGATATGGATTGTGTCAATCTTGGTAAATCAGGAGCTGGCAATGAATATATCTATACCTCACTTTTAAATTACATTGCAAGAAATGACACCTCTAATATAGGTCTTGTTATACCTGCCTGGTCACAATGCCAAAGAAAAGATTTTCAACAAGGCAATAATGGACGATGGACAAACGAAAGAATTGACCCTCACGGAGATGTTTTTAGTTGGGTGACAAAAAGTTTAACATACTATTTGAGTTTTCAAGTAATGTGTGAAAGATACAATCTATCATATTTACAAGTACAGATGTTAGACCTATATCAAGACTGGTTGAATGGGTTAAAACCAAGAACAAGGTCCAATGTAAAAAATTATATGCATAAACTATTAGATGAAAATGATATTTCATATGTATATCCAGGAGATAAACAAAAAGATACTAAAAAAGTTACAAAGATTATTAATGATTATGAAAATATAATTAATACTAAAAAATTTATAGGATGGCCATTATCAAGGCAATTAGGTGGTTTTAGTTTACAAAAAGAATTGGTTAGTTTAGAAACAAAAACTAAGATTTCAGATTTAGACAGTCATCCTACAGCATTAGGACATGAAAAAATAATGGAGTTTATATATGACAGGTTGGATTAAGGAATACGAATTACATAAACACGAATACTTAGAGCTTTTCGATAATGTAATGAAGAAAGAACAAGAAACCAATATAGAATTTCTTGAAAAAAGTTTATCTAAAAAACTTGGTAGAAAAGTTGTAGCGTGTGCTAGTGGTACAGACGCTTTACATTTTTCACTATTAAGTTTAGGCATTGGTAAAGGAGATGAAGTTTTAACAACAGCATTTTCTTGGATATCTACTGCAAGTGTTATATCTATGACAGGCGCCACACCTGTATTTTGTGATATCAACATATCATCTTATCACATGTCTTTTGAAAGTATTAAAAGAATGTACTCAGACAAAGTAAAAGCAATAATATATCCTCATCTATTTGGTAACATGTCTGACATTTCACAGATAAAAGAATTCTGTAAAGAAAAGAATATGCATTTTATAGAGGACGCTTGCCAATCAATCGGTTCCTGTTATAATGGCGCTGTAGCCGGAACAATAGGTGATATTAGTACATTAAGTTTTAATGCTAACAAAGTAATATCAGGCATATCAGGTGGTGGTGCAATTGTAACAGATGGTGATACAGAAATATTTAAAAAATTAAGAAAGCATGGTGACCATGAAATGTTAGGTTACAACTCAAAAATGCTATTGTTCAATGCTGAGGTCATTAATCATAGATTAAAAAAACTTGATGACTATATCAAAGGTAGACAAGAAGTTGCCAAGCAATATGATAAACAATTGAAGAATTATGTAGTAATACAAGAACCAAGTAATAATGTAAATCATAATTATCACAAGTATGTTATTAGATTGCATAACAAAAGAGTGAGAGATGAATTAAAAGAAAAATTAGGAGCGAGTGTACATTATCCTAAACCTATACCAGAAAATAAAATGTATAATAACATTGTACATAGAAAAGATAATCTGTTTTCTACAAAAACAGCATGTGACACTATACTAACATTGCCAATACATCCTTACATGAAAAAAGAAGAAATAAATAAGGTAGTAGATGTTATATTAATAACACTTGAACATGAAAATAATAAGTTTTTGAAAGATATGAAAAAAGTGTTAGGTGATGATATGTATGACAAAAGTATTGTCAATGAAACGACAGAGGATATATATGATTATATAATTGAAAAATCATATCAAACACCAAACTACATTGAAGAGGTTTCTTTTAAAAACAAACATAAACTAAAGATTGCCTTTAATAAATTTTATAATAAGGTTATATTATGAAAACGCTAGATGAAATACAACAAAATTACTTAGCCATAGATTTCTTTTTATCTATGTCGTGTAATAAGAATTGCCATTACTGTACAAGTTACACTTTAGAAATGCGTAACTTAACAGTTGATATGGATTTCCTAAAACAAACTCTAGGGTATTTAAAAGAATACAAGATTAGAGTTAATCTTTTAGGTGGTGAGCCAGGTCTAATAAAAAATCTTAGAGAAGTTATATTGGAGATTAAAAAAAATCCGAATCATGTCTGCTCGGTTTTATCTAATTCATTTGTTCGTAAAAGATATCCAGAGATATTAGAAGATAGAGATATCTTATATGTCGAACATAACATACTAGATTGGTATGAAAACGGAGTTGAAAAATTAGGTAACTTTGACTATGTACCTGAGAATGACTTTAACAACTATAATGTGGTAGTTAGAACACCTAACTATTTTAAATACAAAGACAAATATTCAGAGGTTATCAAAAAACTAGACCATAAGAATACAATGTGGAAAGCATTCAATGGTAGGTCACCAGAGTTTACAGACTCTATTCAAGCAGCTGAAATAGATAGAAAAATGTGTGCGTCTTTTCCTATGGTGCCAGTTATTGACTTTGAAAAACGACATATTGTACATTGTAGTAAGAAGTTTGCTAATAATAAAGAATTATCTAAAACCTTCGACCTAACGCAGGAGAACATAGACAAGATGATGAACTTTAGATTGTTCAAGTATGAGAACTATTGCAAAACCTGTACTGAATGGGTGCAACCTAAGGGTCATTTTCCAATGAGCAAGTATGCGGAGTTATTAAATGAGTAAGATATTCGCTGTTGCTTTAAATCTACATGACCACAACACATATGATGGCATTTGGCACAATCAAAGAGAACGATTTACTAGATTTAAACATAATATACCATATCATACTGAGGCATATGCTCACCAATCAGACATATTAAACTCAGCTGACTATCGTTTAAATGAAGAATTTGTGAAAGAGTATTTTAAGAAGACGGACAATATTCTGGCATTTACTTATACTTACGGTGGTGTTAGAATGTGTAGAGATTTATTACCAAAAGATGTATTTGATTATGAACCAAAAAAACTACGAGATTATTATTTAAAAGATAATATCTATTACATAGACCATCACCAATCACATGCTACATATGCCTTTTTAAATTCAGGTTTTGATAAGTCGGATATATTAGCTATTGACGGTATTGGTTCAAAGTATAGATGTGTATTTTTTGATAAAGATGAGAACTTAATTGACTTGTCAGATAAATTGCCAATTGGTTGGTTATGGAATCACATGTCTAATCTAACAGGTTTTGGTACATTAGGCGCAAGTAAACTTATGGGTAAAGTAGGTTACGGTACATACAGTCAATACTACTATGATGTATTTGAAACAATATTAGATGGACCTATTACTGAAAAAAAACAAAAACATTTTAAACATATTAAAATAGATAGTGTAGAAGACTTGGCATTTACTCTACAAAAATTTACAATAGACAAGATAAAACAATTTGTTTATCCTTTAAAGTCTTGTGATAACTTATGTATTGCTGGTGGCGTTGCTTATAACGGTTATATGAATGAAGAATTTACAAAACACTATAATAATGTTCATGTACCACCTGCTGTGGGTGATGAGGGTCAAGCAATAGGAGTTTATCAGCATGCTGATTATACTTTGAATAAGAATATACATATAGCAGAAACATTTGCTGGTAAAGAGTATGATTATGTTGGGGAAGAAAGAGTTAATTACAAAGAAGTGGCTCGAGCAATCGCCGATGGTAAGATAGTGGGTTGGTTTCAAGGTAAATCAGAAAGTGGTAATCGAGCATTAGGTAATAGAAGTATATTAGCAGACCCTCGTAATCCTGATATCAAAGATATCATTAATGGAACAATTAAAATGAGAGAAGACTTTAGACCATTCGCACCTGCTGTATTAGAAGAACATTACAAAGAATACTTTGATACAAATAGTCCTAGTCCTTTTATGTCGAGAATATGTAAAGTAAAATCAAATAAGGTTCCTGGTATCACACATATTGATAACACAGCAAGAATACAAACTGTCAATCAGAAATTTAATGGTAAATTTTATAATTTAATTAATGAGTTTTATAAAATTACAGGTGTACCTATGTTATTAAATACAAGTTTTAATTGTCAAGAACCTATTGTAGAAACCCCCGAACATGCTATTAGAACATTTAAGAAAACACAATTAGACTTACTTGTCATTAATGATTGGATTATAAGAAAATGATTGATATAAAACAATTACAAACAATAATAGAAAATCTAGTATCTAAAGAGATGAAAGATTTTATTAATATTCCAGATTTAAATAAAAATAGATTAAGACAGTTAAGACAAAAAGATATATTAGATTCATTTAGTGATAATCAATTCTTATCTAAAATGAACTTAATTAATCACATTAAAAGTTTAGATTTTTTAAACAAAGATTCGGAAATTGTTATATTTGGTAGTTGGTATGGTAGTATATTGATACCTGCATTTTACAATGAAGTAAAAAAGATTACTTGTATTGACATGGATAAAGATGTTATATCGAGAGCTAAGTATGAATTGTTTAAAGATTTTGATATAGATTTTATTACAGGAGATGTATTTGAATTTAGAAATCAATATAAAACAACAGACTTGTTTATCAATACATCTTGTGAACATATGAAACCTATGAGAGAATGGGGACCAGCGCCTGAATATAAAAATCCTTGGTGGGATAGAGTATCACCAGCTTACTTTGCGTTTCAATCTAATGCAATGTTTGATATACCAACACATATAAATTGCGTTAATAATATAGAAGAATTTAAAAAACAATTACCTGATAGAGCAGAGGTATTAATAGAAGATGAAATACCAGATGAAAGAGGCACTAGATTTACATTAATAGGTAAGATATGAAAAGGGTAATATACAGTCTATATGTTGATGTGCCTGCTGAAGAACATTATGGCAAATCTAAAATAAAATATGACACCGTAGATAAGGCGTCCAGAACTGTAAACGCATTTAAAAAACACTATAAAAAACTAATAGATGTAAAGCGACATTATGCAAACGCTATTGGTGCAACTTTTATAATGTATGAATATGACATCAAATACAAAACATTTGCAAAAAACTTTTTAAAAAACTTTCCAGAATTTACTGGTTATGAAGTAATTAACTTTTACAAAATACATTTGTTGAATGAACTAGCTAAAGAATATGACGAAATATTATATTTAGATTTTGATGCCATACCTTTAACTAACGAATCATTCTTCGAAAGTTGGGACTTATCAAAGGGTATGTGTGTTTTAAATCAAAACTGGCACATAAAAAAAGATTTCAATATAAGTCAAAGTATTAGAAGTCCTACAGCAAAGTATTTTAATTGTCATGCAATGTTACTAAATGATGGTCACAGTCCAGAGAATGATGTTATAAACACAGGTATTATAGGGGCTAAGAAAGATGATATTATAAAATTAGATTTTTTTGGTAAATTTAGAGATACAATAAATTTAATGACCAAACTTAGAAATGATAAAAGTGGGTTATATCCTCAGAATATAATTGATATGTTTAGATATGATAATGAAACAATTTTTTCATATAAGAGAAAAATAAACAATGTTAAGATACAATGGTTGGATAGTAAATGGCATTATATTCTTGATGGTCAAATGTTTATACAAGAAAATACAAAAATTGTACATGCTATAAGTAAAGATTTTGATTTAGTGTGGAGATATTATGATTAAGATATGTACTGTATTTTTTGAAGGTAAATATTCGCCGGATTATATTTCAAAATTTTATGATAGTTTAAAAAGAAATACTACTGTGCCATTTGAGTTTGTTTGTTTAAGTGATACAGATGTTAAGGCAGATTTAGTTTTACCATATAACAAACATTCTAATATAAAGTTACATTGGCACAAACTAAAGTTTTTTAGTCCTCAGTTTGCATATCAGAAACCTGGTGATGAAATAATTGTAATGGATATTGACCAAGTTATTACAAACAATATAGACGACTTAATTAACTATCCTGTAAAAGACAATGAGTTTATAAGTTACCATACATGGTGGCCTAGAAATATTAAAGTGAATGGTGGATTTTACAAATTTAAATCGGGAGATTTTGATTATATATGGAATGATTTTTCATTAAATCCAGAATATTGGCAAACACACTACTATGAAAATGGTGATGTTCATTACAAGTATTATGGAGAACAAAACTATGTTGACTGGAAGTTATTTGAAAAAAATATAACAATCACGAAAGTGCCTGGTGAATGGTTAGGTAAATATACAGACAATAGAAAAGACATGATAGAAATGAATAAATTGTATTCTAAACTATTTAATACAGATTATATGATATTAGATAATGTAAATGAAAAAATAAAAATTGTACATTTAAATGGTGCCACAAATAATAAAATTTGGAATATTCAATGAGAATAATTTGTTGTAAATTTGGTAATAAGTTTACCGATTGGCATGTAGATAATCTAAAACATATGATAGACAATTACTCTGGTCTAAAGTATGATAGTTTTGAAGTTATAGAAGATAATCCATATAACAATTGGTTTAATAAACTACAAATGTATGATAGATTTAGAGATGGTGAAAATTTATACTTTGATTTAGATGTTGTTATATTCAATAAACTACCGAAACTTACGAGAAAGTATTTTACATTATTAGATGATACATGGTGGCGTGAGCCTGCTCATACACCCTTAAACTCTTCTATTGTTTCATGGACAGGCGATGTATCTTATGTATGGAATACTTTTAAGTTGTACGAAGATGAGATGTTAAAAAAATATACTAGAGGTAGTGATGAATTTTATTTTGAAGAAATTGACTATTATGATACATACGAACCGGTTTGTCCTTCGATAAAAGATTATCTATATGAGAACCCAAAAGATTATAGTATCTGTACTTTAGGTCAAATGCACCACCTTATGGAAAAAGGTTGGTCAGGTTGGTATTCTGATTATTTTATTCAGAGATAAGTTTTAAAGCATTTAACAACACTTCAACTTTAGTTTTACCTTTTCTAATATCCGCTTTTAATTCAGCATTGTCAGAATTTCTAATTTGTTCTACTTCAAACAAGGCTAATTTTAATGCAAACAAATGGTCTTCATTTTCGACCTCTTCAAAGATTGCTTTTACAAGAGTTGGAAAAAATTTTGTATCTAACTTTTGTTCATCTAAAATCATACCATCTTTTTTTGCAATTCTAAGAACCATCTCGTCAAAAAGTTTTTTCTCTTCTTTTTTCTTTACATAGGTTCTTTCATGCAAATCGTCAACAGTCACCACAGTTTTTAGTGATTGAAACATATCATTGTTTTCATCAAAAGGTATAATTGTAGGAATTACTTTTTTACTATCTTCACTCGTAGTTAAGATTTCAATATTTTTTCTTTCTTCATCAATAAAATATGCGTCAATATAATGGTCTTTTAGATATTCTTTAGTTAACATTTTTACACTCCTCAATGTATTTATATAAGTTTGTTTTGTTTTTCCATCCATGACTATTTAGTAATGAAGTATCTGCTGTATTATCAAGTCTTTCAGTTTCGTCACCTATTACACTTTTATAATCAATCTTAAAATAATCTGCAATATCTGTTAGTTTATTAGACACACCACTACCAATATCTATTACACCTTTTATATTTTTGGTCATAATAACATCTATAGCTGATATTAAATCATCTACATGAATAAAATCTCTGATATGATTAACATTAAGATATTGTATGTCATTTCTTAATATTTTTGGAATCAACATGTCTTTTCTTGCACCTGTACCATAAACTGTGGTAAATCTCATACCTAAACAATTGTTATGTTCTAATTGTTCCATAGAATATTTACTCATTGCATATGGATTTTTCCATGGTTCATATGCTGTAGATGAACTAGCATATAATATTCTAACATCTTTAAAATTTTCAAATAATCTTTGTGTACCTATGACATTGGTTTTCCAATATTCAGTAGGTCTATTTAAACTATCTCTAACACCTGATAACCCAGCTAAATGAATTACCAAATCTACATGATGATTCAATTGACAATTCATTAAATCATTACCAGATTTTATGTCTAATTTTAATACTTTATGATTGAGTTTTTTTAAGTGTGTGTATAGGTGTTGCCCTATAAATCCATCACTTCCGGTTAATAATATATTCATTTTTCATTACGATTTATTAATTCTCAAATAATATGTGTTTATAGTTGATGATGTTCCATTTGGAAATTCTTGTGCTCTGTAATCGTCCGTATTTACAAAACGAGTTTGGTAATTACCTGAACCATTTAATCTAGTATCTGCCATACCTGTTCCTCTAGTATTGCCTGAACCTGATGTTCCTATGCTGTAAGATAATGAGTAACCATCTGTTGATGAAACAGCTGTATATCTAATCCACTCTTGCATTAATGATTCAAAAGTTGCTTCAGGATAAATTTGAATATTATTTGAAGCGTCAATAGTCATAGGTGAAGTATATGATGTATCAGAACCATCCACTCTATACAAGTAAAAGGAATTGACTGTTTTAGGTTGGTCTAATGTTTCACCAATACCACCAGATGTATATAAAGAAGTGTCTGCCTCTGTATTAGCAAAAATGGCAGTGTTTGAACCACTTATCTCAGTAGAACCTGATACAGTTGTTGCTGTATTAATATGATATGTTCCTGCCTGTTGAGTTGTAGTTGTTCCTGTTTGTAGTAAATCAATTGCTGGATGTAAAAATGTATCTTTAACATCTAACAGACTCATTGCTTGAATGTTTCCACCTGAAGTATAATAAACAGGCCATGTTTTACCTGTGTCTGAGGTTGGTGTTATTGAAGCAGTTGTTACACTTACTTTATCATAAGTTACAGTAACAACTGAGGGTTCAGATGTTGTTGCTTCATTAGGAAATGCTGTTACACTTGATGAAGAAGCTCCTGCTTGCAATCGTGTATCTGTAATAGCGTCTAAATTTCCACTTGAACCAACAACTGAAAGCGTAACACTAGGATTTAGTGAGTATTGATAAACAATCTGGTCAATTACTTCATTGACCATTGTCGTTGTCATCTCTTGGAGATTACCAGAGTTATTGTATAAAGGACTTCTTATTGCCATAATCTAATTCCATTCTTAAGCACCAGCGCCGTAAATTGTTTTTAAAACTGTACCTGATGAGTTTAATATTTGTAATGTGACTAATGACTTTAATTCATTTTGACCAATAGAGTCTGTTGCCATCATAGATTCTGTTATGCCATCTATTGTTCCGGTTGTAATTATTGTTCCTGTTTCGTCTGGTATAGTAATTGTTCTATCTGCCGTAGGGTCTATAACTGTTACAGTAGTTTCATTATTATCTGGTGTAGAACCTTCAAAAATCATACTGTCAAGTAAAATCGGCACTACTGAGAAAGCTAAAAAGTTATCACCTCTTGACGAGCTTATTCTAGGAAATCCAGATGTTTCATCAATGGTCATTAAACCTGTTTCTGATTCAAAAACATTTGCTCTAAAAGTATCATTAATGTTTAGTCTTGTAGAATCTGTAGACCTCAAAGTATTTCCAGAAATTTCTACAGTACCTAATGTGTGTGTTGCACCTGAACCTGTAATACTTGTTCCTGTAATTGCACCACCATTAATTGTTCCTGTAGTAGTTAAATTTTCATTACCAAAAGAAATATCACCACTTGAATCTGTAATAGAACCATTTGTTAATGACATATTACCTGTTGATACAGTTGGTGCTGTAACTGAGGTTGTAATAGAAACTACACTTGGTAAACCAATAGTTAATAAGTCTGTTGCACTTACAACAGCTTCAATTTCATTTGAAGTACCAAAAATTCTTAAAGTATCGCCACCACCAATCAACTGTTGTGTTGATGTACTATCTTCAATTGTAAAACCGGCAGTAGATGTAGCAATACTAATGGTTTCATTCATAGCGTCAACTAAATTAGTTGAGCTAATAGCGCCACTTAGGTTTGCAATATCACCAAAATCATTAAGTGCCAAATCATTAAATTCGGTTCTAAATGTTTCGAGTGTATCCGTTACTGCTATATTTCGTACTGCCATTAGTTTTTAATCATCTCTTTTAATAAGTCTTTAATTTCTCTTAATTCGTTCTTTAAACTATTTATATCTTTTACCGCATTTCTAATTTGGTCACCATGTTGTTCTCTTGATTTAATTCTTCTCATATAAGTTTCATATTCAGTTACATTGGTATTGACAATACCTTTAGAATTGACTTCTCTAACTAGACTTGTAAACCCTTGAACTTTTAATCTATGTGACATGTTATACAGCTAAAGCTATCCCTCTTAAATCTTTAATTCTAGGTGCATGTGCTGAGTTAGTACCTTTCATTGCAATTTTAATTTGAAAGGCTGTAAACTCTGAAATACCACTTGCACTATATTTGTATTCTTTAAAATCACCATCTGATTCTGCTGGTGCAACTGTAGTGTCTTCACTACCGTCACCGTTAAATGGCACCCAATTTAAATCTTTAACATCTCTAACTTCTTCGGATGAAGTTGCTCTGTAATAAACTTCTACCTCTGCGTCTGACCTTACATTTGAAGTCAATCTTATTTCAACTGCTGTAGATGGATTGTCCAATACTACAGGTCTTGTACAGTAAATAGCTGCTGTTGAAGAACCACTTGATTGTTCATCATCTTTAAAATTAGGATGATTAATAGAAGTAGGACTATTTAATCTGTTTTGAACTGTAATCATACTAATTCTTTGTGTATCAATTACAGGAGATAATTTTGTGTTTGCTGTTGTTAATGAACAAGTTACAAATAATGATTTACTACCAGTCATTTCGTTTGTTTGGTTAATATCACTTGCAACCATTTGAGCAGATTCGAAGTAAATATTATCATTTGCAATTACATTAATAGCACTTGCACTAGGTGTTAAAACAAATTCTGTTTCTGAACCATGAACCGATTTACCTGAAGTAGGTCTAATCGCATAACCAATATTTGTATCTGGTACAGTCATAGTTTGAATGTTCAACATAGAAACATCATATAATCTATTTTGTGTTGCAACTACATTTGAACCACCTGTATCACCTGAAGATGTAGCGGTTGAACTATCTGCAATTTGAACATCATAACTATCAAGTGTGATATTTGTTAATGCTGTATATGTTCCGTTAATAGATGAACCTGTAATACCATTAAAATCTGTACTCGCTTCAAATCCTGAAAGTGTTACATTGTTTGTTACACCGTGCATACCGTGATTTGGATGGAATACTCTAATCACATCTGAGCCACTTGTTGTTCTAATTGGATTTGATTTTAATGTTCTACTTGGTAAAGTATCATTTGTGAAAGTAACATTACCAGTTACATTTTCAAATTCAGCTCTCTTCATTTTAAACTTAATGTCTTCATTCTGTTCAGCAGTCCAAGTTGAACCGTTTTGAGATTTGAATAATACACCAGCATAAGGTTGTGATGATATTGTTCTATCAGAACCTAAATTAGTTTGACCTACTCTTGACACATAAACATTATACTCTTGTGAGTTAGCTAATAATACAAATGCATACTCTGTATTTTCTTGTATGAATACAGGACTAGGGAATGTAAATGTTGTTGCAACTGTAGCGTCTGTACTAGTTGTCACAGCAGTAGGATTTATTGACACCTCTGAGAATGGTAAAATGTTTGTAGATGGATAACCATTCTTAACTTCTCTAACTTGTAAAGTTACGGGAACTTGTGAATCACCTGTTTCTGGTTTAGATTGAAAGTAAACATCAAGTGAAGTAACAAATACTCCGCCTTTATCATCTACTAAGAATGTTTGAGCAAGTGGATCCCACCAACCAACTTGTCTGTCTGTTCTTCTAGTTGATGTTCTTGCAATTGTTGTAGTTTCTGTTGTATTTTCTCTAACAATTCTAGGCTCTCTTGTTGAAACAATAGTTTCTCTAACTGTTTCTAATGAACCTCTTGCTGAATAATCTCCTTCACCAGCTGTTTCTACATCTGAGTTTAAATCATTTGTAGATGAACTTGTCAATCTGAATATTCTTGTACCTGTTCTCCATCTTGGATTTGCGTCTACCGTTGGGCTAGGAATAGCGAATGTTCCAGACAATGCACCATTAGCGTCTGACACGACATTACCACCTAAAGCGCCTCCAGTTGGTGTAACATAGGCAGATACATCAATGTTATCAAAGTATGCATAAACTCTAGTGTTAGGTTTAAATCTTGTACCTGTGAAATTTATTGTTCTACTTCTAATGAAAGGTATAAATGCAACATTAAGAATTCTATCACCTAAAGACCGTCTTACAACCTGTGGTACGAATACACTTCTAACACCTGTTCTAGTTCGGTTAACTTGCTGAACAGTTGTAATTTCTTGTGTTTGTAATACTCTTCTAGGAACACCTCTAGCGAATGTTTGTTCTCTTCTAGTACCACCAATATTTCTAGTTCCAGCTTCTACTGGTCTACCAACCCAATTATCTTGCCATTCATTCCAAACTGTGCCTATTTCTATTTCTGCTAAGTTAGGATTACCTAAGTTAGCTGCCATAGTATCGAACATACCATTTTGGTTAACTACTAATTCTGGTACTCTTTCTGTTTCTTTCCATTCATCTCCTGGTGGGTCTAATTCTATTGTACCAACCCATGTGAATACATTGAAAGGATTAACATTTAAAAATTTACTTGCAAAAGGTTGGTCGATTAAAGTTTCTTCACTATAAGGAAGAGTAATTAAATCTCCAGTTTTTGCATAGTTATTGTCTGTTCTATCTGTTGTTAAAATTGCTGTACCGTCATCATCAGCTTCAATTAATTGTACTGAATCTGTTTTACATATAGGTCTAGCCTCACCTGAAGCCATGTCCATTGCAATCTTGTAATCTAAATTACCAACATCACCAACACCGTGACCTGTAAAGTTATCTACGATAAATCCATTTTTAAATCTATCAAAACCGTCTGCGTCTTGTATCTGTAATTGTTGTGTTTGTGTTTCTAATAATGAAAGTTGTGTGTAATACTCAACATTCTCAATTCTTTTTTCTAATCTACCAATATCTCGCATTGTATATCTTCGATTATCAACTGTTTCAATTTCTATTTCTTCGGTAGATAAAGTGTAAGGCGCTAGTGACAATGTGTATAAATGCATTGCACCGTCTAAAGCTTTAGGTAATTGTGGGTTTAATGAAGAAGCACCTTCAACAACTTTAAATGCACCGTCTTTATCTAAAAAGATTTTATCAATTCTTGATAAGTAAAATTCAAAGTCTGTAGTTACATCATCACCAAATTTAACAATATCAACTGTTGAAGCACCGGTGCCATCAAAACTTCTATCTTGACCACCTGAGTTAATTGTACTTGCGTCATCTACTCTTGGTCTAAAGTCCAAACAATCTCTTAATTGAAAAGTTTGACCTGTTGTATCTGATTTGTATTCTGGAATATCTGCATAGTCAACAACACCTGAATAAGAGTCAACATCAAAGTAATCGCCTGAACCGTGAGAGAAGTAGTCAAAATCAACAAGTAATCTACCTGTTGGAGTTAATTCTCCAGTTTTTAATTTTATTCTACCAATGTCATAAAAGTTATCTCTCTGACCATTGTCTAATTCAAATCTACTTGTAATATCTGTATGACTTGTTGTAGCAACTGTACTAAAATCAGGTGCCATGTAAATATTATTAATTTGGTAAACATCTGCTTTTGATAAACCAATTACACCACTCTCAATAGTAGATTGAGTTGAGATAGCAACTGTAGAATTACTATTTAAAGTTTTTGTTTTTGAACCTGCAACCGCTCTGTTTACAGTTGCAACAATTTTTAATTCTGCGTCAGCGTAAGCAGTACCGAAATCTAAGTCAAGTGTTTTACCTGTTGGTGAACCTGATAATGTAAAAATAGGATTGCCATTACCATTATTACCTGTTAAACTAAGTATGTCCCCGTTAGCACCAGATGAAGCAGCTCCAATTACTTTAATAGAGATGACATAATCTCCTTCAGCTAAACTTGCAAAGGTTTCATTTGTACCTGCTGAAATTTGTCCTGAACCTGAAGATAATTGTTGAACAAACTGTCTTCTAACTTTGAAGTTAGTATCTGTAATACCACTATTTGCAGTTGTCTTTAAAGTTTTTACTGCTTCATTAGGTAATTTAAATACTGAAATATTTTTATTTGAATCTTGTAGTTTACCTCTATTTCTAGTTGCAACTGATTTAGAAGAAACATCTGAACCACCAACGGCAGCTGTTAATGTTAAAGAAGTATTTGATACAATAGCTTCTACAATTTTAGTTACTGTTCCACCTGCGTCTGTAGAGATTGTAATTTCATCTCCAATTTTTAATTCTGTATTAAATAAAGTACCAAAACCTGTAACAGAGGCACTGCTGTTTGCAACTGAAATGTTACCTGTAATTTGTAAACTTTCTCCATATGTGGCACTTCTTGATACATCAGCTGTGTACGCTGGTGTGCCTGCCATACCAATTTGTTTAGTCTGTACAAAATCATATATTGTAACACCACTTAAACCAACAGCGTCTGTTTGAATAATTGATGTATTAGATGATGTGCCACCTGTGATAGTTTCACCTGCGACAAAAGTACCGTTTGTACTTGAAAGAACTACAACTCCATGTAATACATTTCCTGAAGAAGAGTATGATGTAATATTTGTAGCGGTTGTACCATCACTTTCATATAATTCAAAATCGTTTGTGCCTGGATTTCTAACAGTAAAGATATCACTAGTTGTAACAGCTGTTGAGTTGTTTGCAAAACTCACTGCTGAGAATGTGATTTGTTGTCCTTCTTTTAAATTGTGAGCGGTTGCTGAAACAACACCTGGACTAGCAACTGTAATTGCACTTGAAGAAACTGATGTGACTGTAGTTAAACTTTCTACTGTACCTGTAGCATTTGATGTACTACCTGTAATAGTTTCTCCAGTTGTGAATGCTGTATTTGATGTAACATTTAAATGTGTAAACATGTTAATATCAAACATGTAGTGTCTATAGATTGCACTTGTAAGTGATGAACTTGCAAATGTTAAACTAGAAGCTGCACCTGTTACATATTGAAAACCTTTTGACTTAGCACGACCAATAGAGTTGATACTTGCACCTGTACCTGTATTTTCTGTACCTCTTGCTGCTGTTAAAGTATCGTAAAGGTTAATTCTTTTAAATGCTTCTGTAGCCCCTGATACAAAACCGATATCTGGTGAACCGAAAATATTAGAAACATTAACAAAGTTACCTACATCAAATTTTGTTGTAAAGTTATTTTGTGTATCAAAATCTCTTGCTTTGTTTATATCTACAAAAGATGTTCCGATTGTTTCAATTTCGTAACCTTTGACATATGCTTTACCTGGTCCCATGCCGGCTGCAATTTTAGTTTCTAATCCACCATTTCCTGATAAATAGATTCCTCTGTTAGTACCTGAAATTAAATGTTCTCTTAAATCTAAATCAAAATCTCTTACAGCATAATCACCTGATTCATCAAATGTTCTTCTTGCTAATGTATCTTCTAATACTGCATAGTCTGTTGTTCTAACTTGATTTTGTAAAATACCTGCTTTTAATCTTAGTAACTCTACAAAGTTTGCGTCATCTGTAGCAGTTAAAGATTTCTTTGTAAGTGTTAAATCAATTTTAAATCTGTGAGCACCTGGAGCGTTAACATTTGAAGTTCCTTGTGCATTATCATTTAGACTTAGGTCATCATTTGGTGTTACAAAAGATTCTGTAACTAATAGACCAACTCTATATGATGGTGTATTTGTATATTTGTCTAAAATAAGTGTTTGTTCAGATACATTTACATGAAAACCATTTATGTAATATGTTCCCTCAGCCACATAAGCAGCCGCACCTGTAGCTGTTGTATCAACTACTGCTGATACTGTTGTGATTACTGATTGTAAAGTTGTTGATACCGAAATTGTTTCGCCATCTGTAAATGAGTTTGCTGTATTACTTGTTCCTGAAGTTTCATATTGAACATATAATGTATTAGGGTCAGTATCGACAGCTGCAACTTGATTAATTACTTTTGCAACGACACCTGAAGTTTGTCCTGTTAACTGTAGTCCAGCAAAGTCTGTAAGTGTAACACCAACTGCGGCTGAATCTGTAAATGAAGTTAACTTAACAGCATAGTAGTTAATGTTATATCCAATTTCACCAGGAATAACCATTGCACCTTTTTCAAAAAGATGGTCTGATACTCTTTCTACTTGATTTTGTAGAATTGATTGTGATTGTGTTAACTCTCTAGCCTGAACAGCAAATGACGGTCTAAAAAGTATTCTATGAAACTTCTTCGACTCACTAAAGTCATCATAATAAGGCGAGAGGTTAAAGTCAGTTGGACTTGGCATTTAACTCTCCTAAAATTCTATAACTAGTTTAATATTCTCTGTTTGGTCAGCAGCTCTTGTAATCGGCGCTCTGTTCTCAATGTAAAGAATATCACCAGAGTCAGCATCCATTTCTGAAGCAGAATATCCACTTGTAAATACTTGACTGTTAATAGTGCTTGTTGATGTTGTTGGTGTACCATTAGCACTAGACGATTGTCCTGTGATAACATTTTGTCCACTAAATGCTGTTTGGTCTCCGTTACTATCAATACCTTCGTCTGTATGTCTAGTTTGAATGTAATATAAAATACTGTTTACTGAATCCCATTCTACAACTTTACCAACTGCACCTGTAGTAGCTTGATTTATTTCTTCATCAGCTGTAAATGTTCCTGTAACACCTGAAAGGTTAACTGCTTTTGTGCCTCTAAGTGTTGTTGCTGTGGCAGCTGAACCGCCTGAATTTGGATCCCTAACTAAACTAATTTTTCTAAAGTCATTTGTAACTGTGAAGTCACTTGTGTTTGAACTTTCTGTTCCTTCAAGTGATGTATTCATCATTACATAAAATCCACCTAATTCTTCTACTGCATTAAATCCGTGTCCGCCTTTTGATTCTATAATAACATCTATTTCTGCACCTGATAAACTTGTTGCACCAGCGGCTACGATTTGAGCATTACTGATTGTTCCAAAAGTGTAACCTGTTCCTGCATTTGTAACTGTTACGGCTGTGACTGTACCTGAAGTTACTGTAACTGAAACTGTTCCTGAAGAACCGTCACCTCTGATTGCGATACCTGTATGAGTACCGTCTGTACCACCTGAACCGGCAGTTTTAATTTTACAAACATTGATTGCACCATCAACGGCTGCTGATGATACTGTTGAGTTTGTTGCAACTGCCATAAAGTCAGTTGATAAGAAATTTGATTGTTGCGAAGCAGATAGAGTGTACATATATTTCCACTTATATCCGTCTGCTGTTGATAGAATAGATGTTGATGTTCCTGTTGGTTCTACTGTTGAAGCTGTGTTACTATCGTTATCTAAACATTTGTAAACATTTCTGTCTGTTGTGAGTACATAGAAAGCTGCGTCATGTAAAGTTGACGCACCACCATTTGCTGTAATAACAGTTGTAGTACCTGTTGAATACTCTCCATAGTCATGTCTGTAAATATCGTAAGTTGTACCTGTTGTCCAGTTTCTTCTTGGAACTGCAAAGGTTACATCTGTAGAAGTAATTTTCTTAGCCGCCAACATATCATCAAAAGGAAAGTGTTGTGAATTAACATTGTCTGCTGGAGTAACTGGAGATGTATCTGTACCCTCGTTATTTGTTCTAGCGTCACCTCTTGTAGAAGTTGCGAATGCTTGTGGTCTACCAATACCTAAGTAAAAAGTATTACCTGACGCCTCAGAAAAGGCTTCTGAAAACTGTTCACTATTGTGAATTCTAAATCTGTCTGTTATAATTGCTGGCATGTCTTTTAATTATCTTCCTTAGTTATATTTATACAAGTTTTCATTATCGTTATTAGGAAACCTGTTCCCATGCTACTGTAGTATCCGAACTATCGGATAATGCAGCTTGGTAAGCTGTTTCATTCCATTGATAAGTTTCTCCATCTGTAGGATAAGCAACTGGTGCTTCCCATAGACAAGTTGTTTCGTTTAATATCCAACTATTAAAAGGTTTAGGTGATATAAAAGCATCTCTATCTTCATCATAAGTATAACCAATTCCTGCATGATTTTTTCTTAAAGGTGTTCCTCCAGTTGAGTGAACTCCTCCATGAGTGTTGTAAGATGTTTGTTTCCATACTGGATAACCAGTAAGTTTAGTTAAGAAATCTATTCCATTAATTTCTTGTTCAATTCCGTTTGAATCTTTTAGTTCATTATTATGAATAGATAATATTTCTATTACCTTGTTGTTTAATCCTATTTTTGCAAAAGTAGCCATTATGATGTATAACTCCCTGAACCTGTAAATGTTAATATTTTATTTGCACCTGATGTTGCTTCCGTAGGACTTCCAGTTATAGTTCCTGAATATTTTGCTGTAGGTATGCTTAAAATGACTACACCTTTACCGCCTGCACCACCATTAGAAATTGGCGACCTTTCACTACCACCTCCACCACCTCCTGTGTTTACTGTACCAGCAGTGCCTTGACCACCAGAACCATTCCCTCCACCACCTGAACCACCTGTTCCAGGTGTTCCTCCATCATATGTTGAACCACCTCCACCACCAGCATAAGTTACCGAAGAACCTGTGATTGATGAAGCTGTACCATTTCCACCATTTCCACCTGTTGTTGAGGTTGAATTTGCACCAACAGCAGAAGCACCTCCTCCACCACCTGAGCCATAATTAGGTAAAGAATTATTTCCAGTTCCACCATTATTCCCTTGAGATGGAGATACGCTAGGTGTATTACCAGAGCCAATACTTCCATCTTTAGAAGCACCACCACCAGAACCACCATTAAGTCCATTAAATAAAGTTTCAGTACCTCCTCCACCTCCTCCAGCAGAAGTTATAGTTGTTAAACCTGAACCTGATATTGAAGAAGTTGAACCAGTTGTTCCTAAATTGTTTGAAGCAACTCCACCAGCACCACCATCTCCAACTGTAATAGTAATTGATGTACCTACACTAATTGATTGAGTTGATGTTCTATATCCTCCAGCACCTCCTCCAGCACCATGATATGTAGAACCACCACCTCCACCACCAGCGACAACTAAAAAATCTACTGCATAAGGTCCTGGGTCTAATGCTTGGTTACCTGAATTTACTCCAGAAGAAGCAATCCAACCTTTGGTAGCATCTGCATAAGTTATGGTTACACCTTCTTTATTTGTTGTTAAAATTTTATTATCTGTTGAACCTTCTATTTTTAATCCGTTAGCATCTAATGTAATATTATTACTAGCAAAAGTTCCTGCGTAATCTACTATTGAAATTGTATCTCCAGAAACTGCTGAACTTGGCAATGTAACTGTAATTGCACTTGAAGTAGTATTTACAAAATAACCTTCACCAGCTACTGCTGTTAATGTTGAAGCAGTAACAATACTTGATTGCCAATCTGTTCCACCAACACCAGCGGCTAAACCGCCTTGACCAATTTTTCCGTCTGAAGTTATTTTACCTGCGAATTTACTTGCGTTACTTTCTGCCATATTTTTATCCTAGATACCTTATCACTATTTCTGCTGAAGCAGCCGGAGCCGCTACAAATGTTAATGTTGTTCCTGAAATTGTATAATCGTCTGTTGGTGTTAAACAAATACCATTTACAAATACTAATACATCATCTACTGTGTAACCAGCTAAACAAGTTACTGTCGTAGTAGAACCATCACCTGTATTTGTTTTATCGGTAGTATTATTTATTCGTCTTTGTTTACCTTGTATTGCCTCTACAACATGTCCCATATATGCATGTGCTGAACATTGATAGTATAATGGTGTCGGTGTATCGCCATCAATTTCAATTTGTGTATATGCACCTGAACTACCTGGTGTACCACTTGTTGTTACACCTGTAGAAATTAATCTTGCTTTATCCCATGAACTATAAAATAGTAATGGGTGTCCTGAGTTTGAACTATCTGCTTGGTCAAATTTGTGAGTTCCTGGTGCTAATGTTAATGCTGGCGATTCGTGACCATCAATTACATAACCACTTGTTGAACCTGTACCGTGATGATAATGTTCAGTTGTTTTTGTTGCAACTGTAACAGTTAAAGTATTTACAACTGAATCATCTGGCGACCTATGACCAATGTAACCAATATCTTGAATATCTGCACCTGCCTGGTCTAAATCTGAACCTGCACTAAAACCTGCACTTTGGTTACCTGGGTCAAATCTACCACCTGAAGAATTCCAAACTAAAACTTGTCCGTTTGTAATAGAAGCAATACTACCAACATTTGATATGTCTGCTATTGAACTATTTTCTGAAATTAATTTTACCCAACCACCTGCGTCTGCAACATAAGGGTCATTACCACCAACATCATATGCAAACATACCTTCGTAAGTTGCGGCTGCTGGTAAAGAACCTACATTAGCAAAGTTAAATCTTAATTTGTTTCCTGAACCTGTTGTATCAACTGCACCTGTTCCTGATAAACTTGATGTGCCTGTAATATTGAAGTTTGAAGCTGATGAAGCCGTAGCACCTAAAGAAACCGAAGTTGCACCTAAAGTGACAGCTGAATTTGCTAATGAACCATTTGCAATGTTTGTTAATGTGTTATCAGGTCCGTTAATTGTTTTG